CCCATCTGATGTTTGATCTGTTTTCAATCTAAAGTAGGTTGATAACAGCTTTTGAGATGTCAGTTCTAGCACTTGCTTTTCTAGATAACCAGGGCAGCCATATTCTTTATCTAGAGGATTCATACAATAGTCTTCTAGATTAACATTATCACCGCAGTGACACTCAGCAAACATGATCTCATTAGGAACATCTTCTTCAAAGAAAGCAGCAATTCTAATGGCTTGTAACAAAGGATTATTTACATATAAATAACCATTTGAAATCCAATAGTATTGTTCATTCTTGATGATTGGAAGTTTTAAGAGATTTAAATATCTATTGATAGTAATCTCTTTCAACTTTTTGCCTTGCCCACTCATAGCGTTTATTGAATAAACACCTTGAATGAGGTATTGATAATTACCCTCGCAGATACGAGGAAGTTTAACTTTTGTTCTAGCTACAGTACAAGGATCCACAAAATCACAACATTCAGAAATAGGAACTTCTACCAATTCCAAACAAGGAATGGTAGTAAACAAAGTATCAGTAGCCCAAAGCTTTCTGAGATTTGTCTCACGTTTTACTAATAAAAGTGTGTTGTTCTTAATCTCAGATGCAACCACTCTATCAGTGATTAAGTTATCTGTTGATAACAATTTGTGCATTGCACGCACATCTGAAACTAATTTCCTTAAAGTTGCCATTATAAATACTGTTTGAATATATTTGTCATTCCCTCAGCTTGATCAATTAAGAATGCTGTCACTTCAGCTTTAGACATTGTGTGACCATTCTTATCATCCCAAAGGCTTTTAGCATTTGAGAAAGCTGGAATTTGGTAAAATTTAATACCGTTAAAGTCATGACTCACTTCATGGTGCTTATCTCCTGTGAATATATAGAAGTTATGGTGGAATGACCATTGGTCTCTATATTCTATTGGGAACAGTCCTGCAAGTTTAGCTGGCTTAATCGCATCCCCATGATTGAACATCAATGCTGAATTGCCATAACTTACATACTTTCTGTATTTAGGAGAGCTATCAATTGTAAGTCTGTTTGTATTTCTAAAATACGTTTGTAACCAGTTAACCATATGCCATCCTACAAACTCATCATGATTACCTGCTACATACACTACATTAACATGTTTAGCGTATTGTAATAACATTGTAATCATTAACACCTCATGGTCACATATATACTCAAATGAAGTGTGATATGTATGTGTATTCTGTTGAGGAGTTCCTTTTGTAGTTGCATTGGTGTATTCACTATTAAACTCATCTGAGCCAATAATGTATGTGATTTCTTCTAGGTTGTTTGAAAGTTGAGCTTGTGCAGCTATCACTTCCACCTTATACATAATCTTAGCCAATCTATCTAGTACATTGTTATTACCATCTACATCCCATTTGTTTAAATGAGAGTCTTGTTTGTTGATAACCAACATACCATTTGGTCTCTCTGGGTCAAACTTAGGACTCATAACTTCCTGACTAACAGGTTGGTATGATGCTAAAAAGTCTACAAAACTATCTTGAAAAACTTGTTCTGTAGACTTCTTACCTAACCATGCTTTGACTTGCCAATGAGGATTGTTTCCATTCCCCCAGAAGTTCTGTACATATTTAGTTATTTCCCATTTCTCTGTGTCTATATGACACTTCTCAATTAGTTCATCTAAGCTCTTAACCTCTTCGCTAAAATTAGCTACCACCTCACCAACACCTTTACTAATGTCCTCTGTAAACTTAACTATTACATTCTCTAGTTCAGAGATGTAATTTCCAACCTCAGCATCTTCCTCACTCTTCTCTTGATTTCTTAATTCTTTTAATAACTCGTCAACCTCAAACTCTGTAATTCCAAGCTTATCAGCATAGAATTGTTTACTCTTTTTCCAATGTAGAATCTCTTCTAGCTGTTGTAGCAATGATTGGTTTTCAGACATATATGGTTTAATTTAGTTAAAATTGCTGTAAAGGTACGAACTAATTTTGACATTTACAAAATTTTATTAACCAATTTAATTATATACATTAATCAATTTGATTAGAGTTTAAACAAAAACCCCCAGCCTAGAAAGGCCAGGGGATACCTTGTAAAACCAACAAAACAAGGTTTTTGATATTTTATGGACAAGTGATATAGTTCGTAAGTTCTCCGTTAACATCAACCTCAGCTGCATAAGTTATAGCACCTTTAACTAATTTTCTCCATCCTGTGCCACCAACAAAAGGAGTAGTTAACCCTGTATCAGTGTATAAAAACATTCCAACAATAGGAACATTATTTACTGATTGAGTGTAAACAGTGCTAGTTGTTGTACTTGAACTACAAGCAGCACTTGAACTACCAGAAGCCCCATTATCAATTACATATATTTGATAAGGTAGGGTTGTGGTGGTTGTAGTTGTTGGAGGAACTGTGGTAGTTGTGGTTGTAGTACATGGCACTACAGATATATCTGTATAGTTTGTACATGTTCCTGTAGACATAACACGAACGATTGTTGTGCCATTTGGAACTACCGTAGATGTATATCCAGCCAGTAGGCTAGATCTTGATACACCTGTCTCAAATGGTGTAGAATAAGAATCTACATTTGAATATAGACTAAATGGTCCTGTTGAAGAACCAGCTGTCGTTAATGTAATTAATACTGTCATATTATAGGTTTATTAAGGAATTGTAGTTGTTGTTGTAGTAGTTGATGTTGATGTAGAACTAGATGTTGTAGTAGTTGTTGTAGGAGGAATCGTTGTAGATGTAGTGGTTGTTGTAATTGGACAAGAGTTTACCAATGTACAGAACATCACCTTTAAAGATGGGTTCTGATTGATTACAGTGATAAGGGTTTGTACTAATTCTACAGGATCAATTGCGTTATCTAGTTTCTGTAAAGCTAATGTCAATATATCCCCTGTATCAATTCCTGAATTAGGAAGACCTGGGCCATTATATTGAACGGCTGATGTAGGAACAGGATAACCAGCGAATGCTCCATTATTACAATTCTGTGGATAATAAGCATTCACTGTATTCTCAAAGCAAGGGGTACCAGGTACGCAAGCCATTATAATTTAGTTTAATCGATTAAGGAATGTACATGATGTAGTAGCAAGCACGCACAGGCTGAATATTAGCATGACCTAATCCACCACCTGTATTACCAACGGTTACATTTATACCTGTAGTAGCACTTGCTGTGTATTGAGGTGCTGTTAGTGCTGGATCACTATTTGATAATTGTGTAGCCACACATTGTGTTCCACCAGAATCATCTGTAGTTCTGTTACCTCTAAAGATAGAACTACCAGGAGCATGCACGTGACCAGGATCAGTAACTGTAACAGGATGTGAGTGTGCAGGGATTTGTGTGCTGTTTAATATTACAGTGTTAGCACCACCACCATCTCCAAGAGCATAGTTAGGATTACCAACGTTAATAGGATTAACAGCAGCATCTAGAGCTCCACCACCCATACCAACAATAGCACCTACAGGAACACGTCCTCTTTTATCAGGAGTTCCATTTAAGCCATTACATAGATAGATTTTATCAAACCCATCAGCAGCAATACCTGCTCCAGTGATATCAAAGTAGGTCAATGAACCATAGTATTCTACAGCTGTATAAGGAACCATCTTTGTATAGTTCTGTGTAGGAGCAAGACTATTTAAATAAGCTTGGATTAAACCATTTAGATCAGCAAGCTTTACGTAGTTTGTACTTACATTTAAACTTAATGCTGCTAAGTCTGTTACTACTGTACAAAGTCTTGTAATAACAGCTTGTAAAATAGCATGTGTGTCAGAAGAGGCTGTTACACCTGTAAGACAACCTATTGAATAATCTGCATTTAATACAGTGATATCAGCAGCAACTGCAGTCACTTGAGTTTGTAAACTACAAACAGATTTAACTAGTGCTGTAAATAATTGAGTAGAATTAGGAGAAGTGATTCCTGTTAGGAATCCATTGATAAGAGCACATTTATCACCAGAAGCAATGGTTATAACATCACCTGTACCAACTAATAGTGGAACAAGTTTATCTGTAATCATTTCTTCTACATGAGTTAATGTATCTCCTGTAGTAATATTTAGAGCAGGAATGTTTGGACCTGTATATCTAACACATTGATCAGATACAATCTCAACACATCCATTAAAGCAGTTTGTACAAGACATTTTATAAATTATTTATGAATTAAAAGTTTTACTTTACTCGCTATCATCTTTACAGTAAATTGACTACAGTAATCAGGGTTACAAAACTTGTAAGTCAAGATCCTTTTATAATTAAGTAAGTCACCAATTACAACTCCTGGTACAGGATAGTTTAAAGAGAATACGATATTATTATATTGATTATTTGCCAAGCTTGTTAACTTGCAATCAATATCAGTTAAGAGTGCAGGAATAGTTGCACAATCAATACAGTTTGTAAGCCTTGGTGATAACATTTTTTATTCTTTGAGTTGCTTGCTTCAGTTTATTATTACATGCTGAACATAAGCCGTTAATTAATTGACATCCACATCCTACTTTGATGCCACAATCTCTACAGTTTGCCATTTTATTGGAAATTAATTATGTAGTTATTTCCTGAACAACCACAATTGGTTTTAATAAAGTTATTAAGCATTTTATCTGCTTGTACATACAGTTTATTAGAAGTATCTACAGCACAGTTATTAGCTGCAGCAATAGAACCCTGAATCATGTAGTATATACTATTTAAGTCAACCTTAGCTTGTGTCTTGATAGCAAGATCACATTCCATCATATCAAGCTTCATAAAAGCATTATCAAACTTCTCTTGTAATTGTTCAACACGAATGATGGTTTTAGTAACAAAGTTCTGAAATGCAGGAGCAACAGAATATGTTAATGTATAGATTCCATCAGGTAGAGGAATCAATGGAGCTCCTACAACACTAAGTCCTAATGATGCTGAATTAAGTATATTAAAGTCATTAACATTAAATGGTAAAAATACAGGTGCAAATCCAGGCATTGTTACTTCAAGAGTTGGAGAAGTAACAACAGGAGGATTTGTATTGTAAGTTGATGCATCAGCTACACCTAATGTTAATGTATTATAAGTTGGTACTACCAGTATATCTAAGGTCATGTCATTAAAATAAATATGCCAGAGGACTTGAGAAATATCCTCTCACCCTCTGGCATAGGTTATATGATTCTACTTGTATTCTATTAAGGAATCAAAGTAGTTGTTGTTGAAGTACTAGGCCAAACAGTAGTTGTAGTAGAAGTTGTACTTGTTACAGGACCACTATCATCAGTTACAGCACCTAAAGCAGCAACTAAGATTGCCTCGATTGTAGCACTTGCACCACTAGGAATAGCAATGATAACAGTGCTATCTTCGATGATGTAATCACCCCACTTGTAAGCAGATTTGTCATACTCATTGAACTTAATGTAATAAGTATCATAAGTAGTACCGTCAGATACCCAAGACTCAAAGTTCTCGTTGTAACCAACCATTCTGTACAAATGCTTAAGGTAACCAGCTTGGTAGCTATAGAAGTTTTTCTCTAATTGCTTGATCTCATCTGAAGTACCAGATACATAAGAAGCACGTTGAGTAACTACAGCCTCAGCAACAATGTTACAATTGTCAGCAACGATGAAGTCAGCAGTTGTAGCTGGTCCACTGTATACGAAAGTACGGAAGTACATACGATCGTATTCCCAAGGGAATGCAGCAACATCACATGGTTGACCATACTTAGTTAATGGTTTACCAGAGATAACTAACTTAGCGTTCTGATTGTTACCAACTCTTTGGAATTGATAGAAAGTGTCAAAGCTAATGTTGTCAGGGTTGTTACCTGGAGCCTCTTGTCTGAACTTTAAGATAGCTTGATCGATGAAAGCAGGAACATCAACATCTGCACATGGATCGCCACCACACTCTAAACAAGGAGCAACAACTGTAATAGAACGGGTAAAACCGTTGAAATACAATGTGTCAATGTAAGAAGAATGAGCACGTAATGTGAATGTTACAACATCACCAGCTTTAACATTGAAGTTACCAATTTCAGTTACTTGATTAGCAGCCACTGGGTTACCAACCACTTTATACCACTCACTAACTTGGCTAGAAGCAATCTTGTCAGAACGCTTAGAACCTTGTAAATAAGTGTTTGTTCTACCTTGAGCTAAATAGAAATACGGTTTAGCAGCAATGTTACCTGCATTAGCTACAGTGTAATCGCTTCTAAAAATACCAAACTGACCTGCGGTCAAGTTTTGCGTAGAACCAGAGCTAGGTAGAGTGTTTCCTACTGGAACTACGAAGAGCGTAGTTAATGAAAAATCAGCCATTTTTTGTTTTATTTAAATTGTGAAAATAACTATTCGTTTGTCTGAATCCTAAACTGAGCACTTTGAACTGCAGATTGATTCTCTGTATACATCGCTAGGTTTTGAACTGTTAAGTCTAACAACTCATCTTCCAGGTATGTTTCTAGTTCACAGTCTTGATCAAAAGAGTTCTGTCCGTCTAACATAACATATCCAGTTTTATTAATATACACTGGATATCTCATGTATGATATGTATATCTTCTTAGGTGTGAATGTACCGTCAGTAAATATAGAAATCTCATCAGAAGATATAGAATTAAACGTTTCTTGATATTCAAATGATGGTCTATAGTGAGTGTTAGTTAAGCAAAATTGCAAATCGCCATGCTTAGTAAGATCTCTATTGATCCATATTTTTCTATCTGTACATCTACCCTTGTCCGCAATTACATAACTATCTATGTAGAACATGTATTTTGGAGTGAGTAAATGAATATCTGCAGACCATTGATTTAACTCAGCATTTAGTAGTGTTAAATCTAGGGGTTGATGGTTATAAGTTACCACCAAACTTTGTAGGTCTTCATAACGCTTTTTAAAAGCATCTAGACCTAAACCAGAAACTGTGTTTTGACCGTCAACCTTCTGTTTAATCAACTTGATCTGAGCCTCATTCAAGGCTAAAATCTTATCTTCCAATTGAATTTGTTGAT